GTTCAGACGTGTGCTCTTCCGATCTGCGAAAACCTATTATGGTAGTATAACTATACTATTCCCCAAGTTTACCAGTACTAAACAAATATCCTTATGCATTTATAATCACCTACACTAAACTTTCAGTTCATAATCACTAAACTCATGTCCACGAAATTACCCGGGCTTTCACCCGGGCTTTTATCAGCAATTAATAGTGGGGATCGTGACTTCAAATCTAAACTCGCATGTTTTGATAGTGAATCTAGTTTGTCCATTAAGGGCGGGACTCGCTCGGAATACTCCATTAAAAGCGCCTGTCTGCGGACTATAGATTAGATCAATAGGAAGGGACGCATAAAAGTTTTGTCCGTTTGTTTCAAAAATTCCTGTGGCGTAGGTGCTCAACTGATATGAGAGATCGCACATTCGTCCGTTAGAGGGAATAACGTTATTCAATATCGTGTCAATACTTACAGTCTGGTTAATGTATGGCGTTACCGCATCAGCAGTAATGAAAATGTTATAACTATCACCGCCGATTGTCTCATATCCGTTTTTGAGAATCTGATTATATCCGTTTCCGTGAATTCCGTTTATCATCGCGTTTGCAATGTTGCTTGCTCCTTCAGTGTTTGGGTGGATACCATCAGTATAAAGAAGATCAATTGAGTGCACGCAATTTACTGCGCCCGGTATGAAATGGACACCATATTTAATGGATTCTTGCCAAGCCGCAAAAGCCTGTGCTCGATATGCTGGGGTGCGGTTATCTCCAATTTTAACACTGGTTGTGTATCCGAAATATCCGGCATAAATTTCCGCATTAGGCAAATTTTCCTTAACGATATCTACAAAGAGTTTCATTTCAGGAAGAATGTTTCCCACTAAACTTTCTTGCGAGTCGTTAATTCCGCCTCCAAGGATTACATAACGAATACTTTTCTTGGCTTCCTCACTTGCATTATTAAGCCAATTATTGAGGAATCCGCGCCAATTACCAGCCGATAGCGCCGTACTATTTGCGCTCAGATTCCAATATTCGTTAGATACTAGATTAAGTCTTTGTGCAACTGTTTCTACCCATGACGGCCATGGATTGCCTGTAGCGCCGTAACTATCGCCGAAAAACAGGTATTTGGTTGCTGGGTTTGTTTCAGGCGAAATCTGGTTTATCGCGCGCCCTACTTCTGTTTTAATTACACCCGGCAATTCTTCGATTTTTTTCAAAATCCAATCGAGATTAATTTCATGAAAATTGGAATAGGGATATTTAAAGGGCCACATATAACCTTACCTCCTTAATAAATCAACAGACAGAATGTTTTCTTGAATTCATTGATAATGATATGATAAATATCAAATTCGGAAATACGCCTTTCCTGCTCAATCATCTGCTGTGTTGTGGTTACGCCTATATTTCCGTATGATCTTCCTTTTCTTATTGCTTTTCCGCTTGCTCTGCTTTTTGATTCTGGAACGTCCGAACCGCTGCTATTATATCCCGCCGTCATTGCTTCGCTTTCTCCGTTGCTTTGATCCTCCCATTCTTCTTTACGATCATAATTGCTAATAGGATCATACTCATAATGAAGAGTTGCTTCCAGACGCTTCCATACCGGCAACCGCTCTTTAGACCATTCGTTGACAAAGAATTTCAAGGCTTCTGGGTGTGGATAAAGAATTTCAAGTTCTGCACATTCTCTCAACAGGTTGTTGATAACTGCGCTTCTGTCCACACCATCAGGAACAATCAATTCATCAAGGATTGTGTTATCCCAGTTATACAGCCCAAGCAGGCTCATTGTTGCGGGCATTCTCAGTACCTCCAATCTCAGGCGGGAAACGCCAATCAACGGATACATTCAGATTAAACATCCTGTTTACACGTTCGCAAGATTTCTTTAGCGATTCCAGCCACAAAGAGCACTTTGATGCAGTCTCCACGTTATTACTGTCTACTTCCTGAGAATTCAGTCTTTCACGCTTGTCAATATTTGCATTCGGGATACCGATATCCGTATCAAACATGTGCTCGATTGTCCGCATAGCCTGCAAGACATCTGGGGCAATGAAGTTCTGACCAACGTTCTGTTCAAAGCTTTGCCAAGCCGGGGAACCGTCATCGTTCATTAAGGACTTGTCAGCGAATGCCGCCGGATTACCACTCGCGATCTGGTCATACAGCTTTTTCCAGCTTTCAGCGGATGCTTTACTACCAGCCGTGAAAACATAAGACAAATGGCTATTAAGTAAATTCACATCGCAAGTCTCAGCGCACAGGGCTAGCTTGTCAGCGTAGAATTCAACAATATCCATGATTCCGCCGTAGTCTGGTTGGAGTTTGAATAGTTCGCACTCTACGCCAATTCTTGGTCTTAGAATACCCGTCAGAAGGGGGTTTGCAATGGTTGCGTGTGTTGGTGCATAGAAAACGTCGTAGCCATACAGCCCGCAATTCTGCACGATAACGCCGAATTTATCCGTATTGACTACAGCCGCATAGCCGCGCCCATAGAGCGTATAGAGGAAGAAATCTCTATTCCACCATTCCGGGATATTCCACTTGAATACGCTCATAGCCTTTTGCAACAGGTATCGCCTGAAAAACGCCGCCGCCGCTGTGTCATGAACACGAACGGTAGACGGGGTGCGAATACCTTCAGCGCGGTTGATATGGTCATAATAGTATGGTGCGCCCATTTATATTAATGTCTCCTTTCTTTGAATTTGAATAGCAACCACACGGGGATATCTCGATCAGGCGGATTCTCTTGAAAGTAGTTCCACCACTTTCTAGCCTTTTCGGGTCTTGTTCCGGGGCTTCCAGCGCCGCTGCGCTCATATTGGTAATAGTATGCGTTTGCTAGTGTCTCTACATCATCTGTAGAATATTTCCAATCGTTCCAGGTATATGAATACCCATGGTTGCTGTACCACGTTGCCCCCCCGTTGTAACCGTTTACGCATTCGTATTCGTGGTATTTCATTTGTAGCTCAAAGTCTGCAAGCGGGTTGTCATCGGTTGCACTGGCAACTAGTCCATAATTGATATGCACCCACATTCCGAATTTATCATACCATGGTGTCCAATGCGGCATCCCAAAGCCGCCAGACTGCGCAGTCGGGAAATTCGCGCTTTGCGGGTAATTGGGGTTAAGAAGTGTTTCAACTTCCCAATTTCCCAGCGCTGCGCAAATTGCCTGTAAGCTCCATCTGTACGGCGGCTTAAGCAGAAACCATGCAAAGTATTTGCTATTGATGATAGCGTCAGATTCATTTGCGGCTACGTTATACCTGTATGTTTGTATATATCTTTGAGGCTCAGCCATTTAATCAACTCCCAAAATCGAGGAAAAAACCTCCTGCCATATATCCTTCGATCATTCGCCGTTCTTCGCTTGTGCATGCGATTTTCACATGCGGGGAAAGAACCTCGATATAGCCGGGGATTGTCTTTAGCTTGGTATCCTCGCACAATGGTGAACCTAAAAGCCTGTTGGAATTGTTCGCTACACTATAGAATTTACAATGTAGCGTGATATAAGCGTCATATATCACCAAATCAGAAAATCCGCCGTTTCTTCCGCTTGTCTGAACAGTAGGCGCCGCCGTTACTGCGCTCGCGATTCCACTAGCTGCATCAGCAATAGCACCTTTGAAGTCAAAGCTTGCAATGGAGGCGGCTGCTGAACCAAATGAGCGGAGAGCTGGCGTAAAATCAACATTTGTTTGCGCGATTTGCACATCAATAGCAATCGGCGCTGATACTTCCGCCGCGACTTGTTGATTTTCTGCGGCATTTGTTGCATACACAATCAGCGTGGAATTGCCTGTAATGAAATCAATCGTTTCAGACAAAATCAAATCGCTGTTGTCAATGTTTACCCACCCGGGCAAGCGGATTAGCCCGTATGGAGAATAAGCAAGCTCGTACTCAGAAAACGGCTCATTATTCAGATAATCTCCTCGCGCAGATGCTTGCGGATGCTTTGGAATAAAATCAGAAGAAATTTCTTTTCTTCGTCTGGAGTATTGGACTACGGAACTTAATTCTCGGCAGGCTACATCAAAAGACCACCATCCGAACGGCAGAGACGCGATTGTGTTACCTGCTGGGGGCTCATAGGGAAACCATTTACAGCTTGCGATGTACTGAAACGGGTTGAACAGCGTCTTTAGAAGCTCTTCTGTAATATCGGATACACCTGTCCAAGTGCTGGTTGTCATGAGCGCTTGTTTGAATGAACTGAATTGCGCGGGAGTAAACACATAATACGATACAGCGCCAACAGCGTCGTTATCGGAATTGATAATGCCCACGACAAACCAGCCTGAACCAATGCGGGTAGAGTAATCGCTTGCATACTGATATTTACTGATCGTGTAATCTGAAAGAATAGGATAAAGTCCGTCTGCGATGTTCCCGTTTTTCTTGTATGCGCTTCTTGTAACATACAATTCTTGTTCTCCTATTTCATCCAACCAGCTTGCAAGGGAATCTACTTCCATAGAACATACCCAAAGTCTTCCTGTGCTCGTCCATTCGTTAATGAAGTAATACCGACTGAAGGCCTGGATATACGCATAATTATATTCGGATGGGGAGAATCCTGAAGGAAACTCAAAACCGACCGTTGGTCTAATTACGCCGCAAGGCTCGCGGAGTAAGCCGCTATAAACAGTACCGCCGTTTGGTCTTTCTGTTGAATTCCCTCGTTTGCTGAAAGTATAAAGCGTAACATTAAAGGCCATGTCTTCACCACCTTTAGAAAATCGGGCGCGGAGTGCGTCACGTTCCGCGCCCTATGTCAAGAAGGAAGGAGGATTTAGTCAAGCAGAAGGACAATACCGTTTTCAGTAAAGTCATTCCAGTACCTATCGGTAAAGTGACTCCACAGATTCCAGTAACGTCCTCGTGCGTTGAACGGGGTCACGTTCATGCTCTGGCTGTAGGTGCTAATGCCTACCGCCTCGCGGTCAAAGATCACACCGAGAACGTTAGCCTGTTCGATATTAGACGCATGGGCCTTAACAACGCCAGTAGGAAGGAGATACGACGGGGTGGTCGAAATTGTGTCGGGCTTATCAATGTTCTGCCAGAAATTGACCGATTCATTATCGGCCAGCGTGAGGAAATTGTCATGATAGGTGTCGGCAATCGCCATCATCTGAGACTGATAACGCGCCGGGGAGTAGATATACACACGCTGATCCGAAAGAGGCGTATGTCGCATGATGAATCGATCATTATCAAGGTTCGTGTGGAATTTGGTAGAGCGTTCAGTCATCATGTCAGTAAGGGTGGCGATACGCGCATACATCCATTGGACAAACGCCTTGTAGTTCTCAGGCTGATAGACGGTAATCGCCGTTAGATCAGTCTTGCCGGTCGCGGCCTTGTACTCAGTCAGCAGGTGAATAACATTGCTGGTATCTCCCGCAAGCTTACCGCCGATGAAGTTGATAAGCGCGGTTCTTGCCATCGTTTCATGAAACTGCTCATGCTTATTCGTCCATTCGACCATGAGGTTAGCCCAGAATTCGCCCAGCTGATCAGGGCCAGAGAATGCGTTCTTTAGCTGATCCTCGAAGCGCGTAACGAAATCAGAGAAGGAGTTATAGCCGTAGAAGTTTGTCTGAACGGTTTTCGCCTTACGCACTTCATACATGTCTGTACTCGTCGCATCGGTCAGATTGTACGCCGCATCATCAACCGCTGGGAGATCAATGTAATTGATCTTTCGGACGTGACCACCATATGCGGCATTATCCACGAAAATTCCCTTGAATTTACGGGAGTAGGGGCGGGTTGCGAAGATGGTTCTAGAAACCATCTGAGAAATAGCGTTCAGGACGGGATCGTATCCGTTCTTCAGCGTGGTCTGCGCAACGCTGATAAAGTCCTGCGTGTTGTTGATCGGTGAAATTTCCGTCTGTCCAGTAACCTGCTGCTGGATCGCATTCAGCGTTGCTGCAACCTGATTAAAGCCCATTTCATTCACGGATGCCATTTGAATATCTTCCTTTCTTTATTTAGTCGGAGTGGGTGCGGGAGGGTTAATAATCGCCGCAAGCGCTGCCTGAGCCTGTTCCTGCACAGACGGCTGCGCGGGCTGCTGCACTGCATACAGATTTGCCTGCTGCATCTGCTGAAGAGTCTGCGTCATCTGCTGTTGAGTCTTTTGCATCTGTGCAAGAAATGCCGCAAATGCATCAGGCTGCTGATCAGGAGCAGGAGCAGGAGAAGGAGCGGGAGCAGGAGCAAGAGAAGGAGCGGGAGCAGGAGCAGGAGAAGGAGCGGGAGCAGGAGCAGGAGAAGGAGCGGGGACAGGAGCGGGAGCAGGAGCAGGAGAAGGAGCAGGAATAGCCGCAAGCGCCATTACCTGCTCAGCAGTAAAGCCCATTGCACCAAGCTGGAGAATTTCATTGACGGTCATTATTAGTCATTCCTTTCTTTGCAGATTTTTTCATAAATTGCCTTGATCATTTCATGATCGGTCAAGCCTTCATCATGAGGGGGCGTTGGTGTACTTTTATATTCCACCTGTTTCATACGACCCCAGCCCTGCCAAGCGCCGTAAATGTATTCATCTACGCGGACACCAATTTTAGGGCTAGAGTGAATAATACAGCCCTCTCCAATGTAAACGCCGACGTGATAAGCGTCCGGGGGATCGTCGTAACCAGCAGGTTCACCGTCGCGAATTTTGAATAGTATATCCCCGGGGACAAGGTCGGCAGTCAGAACGGGATACTGCACACGCTCTACAAGATAGCGGTATTTGCTGCTATTCTTAATGGAGCGCCACAGCCAATTTGTACCAGAAAAACGAATACCCAGCGGCTTGCTGATTACATCTTTACAATCGCAACTGGAATAAGGTTGGCCTACCAAATCTTTTACATGCCTGACAAATTCGGTATTGGTCAATTATGATCCCCTCCGTGAATGGATTTGACATAATCTTTTAGGCTATTTGTTGCCGCAGTATTTTCCGCAATCACCCGCGCGAATTCAGCATCTCTCTTTGCTCGTTCTTCTGAATCCTGCTGTCTCTGTTTCATCTCCTGATAGAGCAGATAAAATAGCGCAATCGTGCATGCAATGGGGAATCCAACCTGTTGCACAAACTCAGTAATAGAACCAACGTCCAATTTTATCACCACTCTTTATATTAAATTGAAATGGAGCATAGAGGATTCGAGCGCCGACCAAGCGCCTGCACACCCTTCTGGGGCTGGTCTTGTGCTCCCCTATGCACCTTAAATATAGCGCATTTTTACTATTTTGTCAATTTATTATTTCATATAGTTCTGAAAAAGTAATTCACACATGGTAGATTCAAACTCTACGCTGTTTTCAAGATAGTCAAACCAAAGCCAACTATACGCACGGCAGAATCGCCCAAGCTCAACTTCTCCAGTACCGTACTCGGGGGGTGACCCTGTTTTGTGTGCTGACACATAGATTTTTTGCCCCCCTCGCTTGTGCTTGTATACGGTTATTTCCCCAACCTTAACAATCGGATTATATTCGCGTAAAGGACGAACTTTTACTGAGCCTGTGTCTTCTGTGTTGAAGTCGTTCCGTAACGCCATGGCCGCATAGTCGCTTCCGCTGGTGAGCTTATACAGGGAAGTTTGCTCTTTCTTCGCGCTGATTGGGGAATCGTTGAACATAATAAGCATGATTCCCCGTTCGTCATCTGTCCATACATGCTGCCCAGTCTTTAGCATGCGCTCTGCTCTGGTTACAAGTCGCAATTCCATAAATAGCGGATTATCTAGCCTGTTGCTGTTTGCAAGGAAGACCATTTGCAGCGGCTTTTCTCCTTCTAGCTCTCTATTTCGGTTGATCGTCTCATATGCGTTATAAATCGCCGAAGCCTCATTCTTTATTGGGCGCTCGTGCTTTTCGGGAATAAACTCATCAAAGATAACGCGCTGGACATCAGAAGCGTCAAAGCCACGCATGTTCGAAATAGTAGCAAGCGCTGCTGTATACCCTATAGGAGAACCAACACATTTATATCCGTTGTCGCTTTGTTCCTGACGATAAATAGCACTGTTATTCTTGCTTATTTTTTCTAGGCCAATATGCCAGCCAAAGACGCGCTCATGTGCTTTGAATGGGGAAAACTCAGGTTTATTGATCATATCAACCTGCGTTTGCATCCTACGCATGAGCATGAAGGGGATATTATCGTTGATCGTCTCATAGAGCGCCGTAAATGTTTTTCCCGTTCCGCGCCCGCCACATACCAGCGTAAAGGGATAGCCTGCCGCCATGATCGCACCCATATCTAAATAGCCGTTGTCTCTAAAAATCTTCATATGATCACCTATCAAAAAAAAGCGGCTCTATTTGAGCCGCCTATAGCTTAGTCGATATAAACGCAAGAAATGAATGTACGGCCCGCTCTGCTCGTCCCAGAATCAATCTTGATGGTATGAATCACCTCGTTAAACTCGTCCAGCATATCGCGGGCATCCTCAAAGTCACGAATGAACGTAGGGGAATTCGTCGCGAAAATGTCGCCGGTATCAGCGCAGCGGAAAGAGAAAATCTTCTGAATCTCGCCGCTCGGCTTTGTGTCCTCATAGATCACTGCGCAAGCGATGGTTCGGCTTTCGCCCTTGATGCTGGTGAGCTTCTTAATTGCCGGGGATTTAGTGAGATCATATAGGTCTTTGTGGTTTTCGACGTTCAGCTTGTAAAGAATGTTCATGGTGTTGTTTCCTTTCTGTTGTTGGTTGTTTGTTAATATCTGACACTGATATTATACCTCAATGTTGCGGAAAATGCAAGTATCATCTTCTGCAATATTGAAAAGTAATTCACGATATTCTGCCGTTATTCCTAGAGTATAGGTTGAATCTCGTATCACCACATTTGTTGTTATAGGAAGTATATGCCCTTCAGCTTCTATTACTACCCCACACGGATCATCATTATAAATCAGCTCATTTCCACCCGCGTCCTTAAATATAAATCCTTCCTTCAAAAATGCATCAAAACCGCCGTTTCTATCCAATTCGGTACCGCCGCCAGCGCGGATCAACTCCCCAGCATCATTGAAAACGTCATTTTTTGCAACACCTGCAATAGTAGCATGCATTTTTCCGTTTTGTTCATAGCGGTACGCATACTTTTTAGCTCCCAAAGTGGCGAATTCATAATATCCTAGCTCCTGCTCAAATACACCCATATAATGCATTTTTCCGCTTTTGTCCTCTGCGCAAGCACCGTTCTTTGTACTGTCTTCTATGCATCTTGCATTGAATTCTGACCAATCTACATCGCCAATGTATTTAACAGAATCTGTGTCCACATATACACATCCTTCACCTGCAAGATCAATTCCCTCTTGTAATGCGGCTCTTGCGTGCGCTGTAGTCCATACGCCCCAAGCATAGGTTAAAAATGCTTTTTTCTGGTAATTTTCAAGAAGATATTCTGGTGCTTCTCCACGTTCTACGTATACTTCTTCGCTATCTTCTACATATTCAATACGGTCTTTCACGGGGTCTTGACATGTCATGCCGTAGACTGCATTGATCATTTCCTTTGAAAGAGCATAATATATTTCTTGTCCTTCCACTCCCTTTAGTGCAGTTTTGTCATGATAAAGCTGACATATCAGCTTTACCAGAGGATCAGGCAAACGACCATATCTAGCTGTATAGACATCAAATGCTTCTATGGAATCAAAATCATACTGCGAAAGAATGATTTTTAGATCAATGTCTGTCATAGTAGTTTCCAGATAGCCCGCTGAAAGTATGCGCCCATTGTCGTATACATTTGGCCAGTCATCGCCATTGCGTATATTTCTGCATTTATCCTTTGATAGATACGGGATAGGGCAATATTTATCCCGCAAGCGGATATTCCATATACGAAGACGGAAAAGGCCTGCTCGATGATTCACAAAGCATAGCTTTGTAAGGTGCGCAAAGGATTCATCCGGGTCACGCACAAACTGAGATATTGGGAATTCTCGATTGACCATTACATCAGGGTAGCTCGATGAGCGGTCAGCGCTTTTTACATTATGCAGGACTTTCCCCGTTGCCCATCTGTTAGCGTGAGTGTTACCACCTCTAAATGCTTCGCGGAGAAGTTTATACACTTCATAATCGGGAAGTTGATTTTTTAACCATTTATGTGGCATTTGACGCATTGCTTTTTTCGCGCGTCTGCGAACATAGCCCGTTGACGTTTGAGGGAATGTATACAATGTATCATTCTCTGCCTTCATGTGTACCTGCAAGGCCTCAACCAATCCAAGAACGTCATTGACGGCATATTCAAGCTCATCATTTGTTAGCGGCGTCCATGGATAGCGTATTTTCCCATAGTCGAAATCCACACCAGATTTTTTCTGATGCTCCACGCCCATCTTTTTCAAATAGGCTTTCAGGCTCATATTTGAATGGATGTAACTGCAATGGAATTCGATATGAGGAAGTCTCGCGGATAGTATCTTGCGTGACTTCATACAAAACACGTCTTCCTCGCTAAAGTGGAAAACTCCGCGCAAGAATTGGAATTCATAGGAAAGATTGTGGACTGCCACCCATATTCCTTGCTCTGTGAACATTCCCCTTGTGAGCTTTTTGATAAAGGCTTTAAGCTCGTCCCATGTACGGCCTATTACTGTATATTCCGTACCGAATTGCCATTGCCAGACATACATAAAGGCTTGCGGCCCATTTTCTGTATCAATCGTGCTGCATTCAATGTCAAACGCTGTCACGATATTCTTGTAAGCCATTTTATAGTGGCCCGCGTGGTTTCCTACAGGACGAGGGAGAAATTTTATTTTTCTGAACCAGTTGTACGGAAAATTTTCTAGAGTTACAATCTGGTTCATTTACGCTCACCTTCTTTTCTTCTTTGTTGGTTTATTTCCTTTTTCCCGAATTTCTCGAATTAGAATACGAGCTTGCAGGGAATCGAGAGTGTTCTTCATTCCGGGTTTAGGCGTTGGCATTGATTCAAGCTCTTTGCGCTTGGATAGCCATAAACCAAAACGGCGTTGCACCTGTTCAGGGGGAATTTGAAGACGCTTGACAGTTTCGTAAAGCTCCACAATTACTGGAGATCCTCCGCGATTATCAGAAGCAACTTTTTGCAGTCGGGCGGATTCCATAAATTCACCGAATTCGCGGATGTTTCCTTTGTTGATGAAATCATATCCTCGACTCTGCAATGTCTTGATGGCTTCGCGCTGTGATGCACGGATGGCACCAATCGACGACGTTTTCATTTGAAGGAAATGATGTACATCCGCAAGAGCGCGTCCCACTTCAGAAGCAGACGCATTCTTGGGAAGGGAGGGAAACCCCTCTTTTCCGTACATGCGGAAAGCAGTATAGCGTTCTCCCTCTGTACCAGAAAGGCGCTGCAAGCGCTTTACGGCTGCGGAGCGCAGACGAGAATATTCAGCGCGAGCTTCGGACAGCTCCAGATAGCCATAGCGGACGGCCGCAGGGATGTAGACTTCATGATCGTATTTGTATTTAATCGGCATTGCGTTCACTCCCCTTCATCCTTTCACAAGTTACGTTGCTAAAGCCCCAGCAATTATCTGCTGCAATGTACGCATTGCACATCATTGTAATGCATGCGCTGCGGGAGATTCCCAGACGAGAAGTATAATCGTCAATAATTTTGGCAGTATTCTCCGGGCAGGAGAATGCGATTGTTTTTTTAGTCTTCATGTTACTTTCTCCTTTCTTCACACGAATCGCTTTCTAAGACATGGATATCAAATAAATCACAGTACCCTCGTCCATCGACTATCTTATAAAAGATACAAATGCGGCAGCGGATTTTATAGCGTCTCATTGAATCGTCTCCTTTCTCCATGTTGGTTTATCTTATTATAGCAAGAAAAATATTGACTGTCAATAGAATAAAACTATTGACTTTCAGTAGTTTTTGTGATAGAATAAGACATACCAATTAAGGAGGGATACCAAATGTACATAATTTACATTATATACAATGGAAAGATCGCAAAACAAGAAATTAGAGAAGCAAGAAACCTTGAATCTGCTAAACAATCCGCGCTGTTTGACTTCATCGCGGAAAACAACATCGGATTCATTGAGATGCCGAAAATTAAGACGCACGGACACAAGATTTAAGGAGGAAGAAAAATGAAACGCTATGAAGTGAAACAGATTTCTAACAACTGGTATGGCATTTGGGACAATGTTATGCGCGAATATGTGATTGAATCCACTTCGATTGGAATTGAAGTATATCGTAAAATTTTCAACTGGCTAGGGGAATGCATGTGGTATGAAATTCCTGAAATAGAATAAAGCTCCGCCCGGTCAAAGTACCGGGCATTTTTCTTCGGCATGAGGTTTAGTATTTATGGCAAAAGAGTTTAGTGCTGGTAATTATGAATGCATAAGGATATTTGTTTAGTGCTGGTAAACTTGGGGAATAGTATAGTTATACTACCATAATAGGTTTTCGCAGATCGGAAGAGCAC